GTTGCCTTGGAGCCCTTCTAATAAGGCTTCTTTCGTTTCACCCCAACGGCTTTCAAGTAGTTCTTGTGACATGTTTATCTCCTAATGTCTTAAGATTATAGTCCTGCCAATTTACGTAGGTTGATCATGTTGCTGTCCTCCTGCGTTTCCTGTGGCACGGCTTTATCCCCAGTAACTTCCTTAACAGATTCTGTTAGTGTCGCTTTTTTAGACTTCACTACGTTCTCGTTAAGCACCGCTGGGAGATACTTGTTAAAGGCCTTGTCCAAGTTTTTAGTTTGAACGCCCTCTAATAAATTACGCATAACCTCTGCTTTCTCATCATTCAATGTTTCAAGCAGTTCATCCAGTTTAGCATTACGCTCACTGGATTCTTGGATCATGCGAATGTCTCGTTCTTTGGCTTCGACCAACGCTTTGGTTTCGTCGATTGCCTTGGTTGATTCTTCTAATTGCTGGTCTTTCTCTTCGATGATGCCCATTAACTTGCGAATCTCAGCATTCTCATTTAAGTGAGTGCCTGCGAATTCACCAGCAAATGCTTCGAAGATTTTTCTACCAAAACTGTTCGCGCGAGCAACTTTGATATCTTCCTGCAACTGAGAAAGTTCTGCTTTCAAGTGCTTGGCAACAGCAGTTGACATCTTCTCGCTTGATTCTGTAACGAACTTAGTTTTAAGTTCTTCTAGTTTCTCACGAGCCTCTGCAACAAGTTTAACCTTGGACTCGACAACGTCCTGTTTGTCCTGTGCAAATTCTTTGATCTCTTCTGCCAACGCTTTAACCACGAACTGCTCCAATTTTTCAATAGTAGCACCTTGTGTTTTGCGGTCTTCGCGAAGATCTTTGATTTCTTCTGCTAACTTAGTAACCATGAAGTTATTAAATTTTTCTGCAGATTCCTTCATCTTGTTAACCTGGTTAACACGATCTTCTGCCAACTGTGCTTTTTCTGACTTGACGTCAGCCAGCTCAGTCTCGAGACTTTCTGTTACCATGCGATCGATTGCCTCAACCATAGTTTGCTTGTCGTGTTCATACTTCTGGGCAAATTCCTCACGGATCTCTGCCTTGACTTGATCGCGAACCTCGTTTAACTTGGCTTCCCACGCTTCGTTGATCTCGTTGCGTGTGTCCTCGTTAACCAAATCGCTATCTAGCAATGGTTTGATAACATCTAGCATGCCATTCTCTCCTAAATTTTGAGATCCTTGATGAGCCGTTTAACCTCGCTCTTCAAGTACCTCTGTACTTTCGCATCACCGTTAGACTCCCTAGCCATCTCCAGCACCTTATGGCCGTGCCTCATGTTCATGAGACCCTCATAAATTGCTGTGGGATATGCATTAGGAGCACTAGGCTGTGACACAATGTCGACAGTGATGATTTCAAAATCACTGACTTTGCCGTCACTCTCGTTGACATTACCGCTACCACGAGAACTGACGCCTAATTTTACACCACTTTCCAACATGGTCTTGACTAACTGACCCATTGGAGTTGGTAGTATCTTCATCTTTCCGTGACCGTTTGGTCCATCCATCCACATCTCTGTGATCATATGGCTTACGCGATCAAGATTGATCTTTAAATCGTCCGGATGATCTACTTCACCTAAAACTGAATACCCTCCTGAAATCTGCTCGTTAAGAGTCTTAACAGCACTTTCGATCTCAGTGATCGGATACACACGTTCATTAGCGTTTTTTACACCACCCTGGATACAAATGCCCTTCATATAAAGATCTTTGCCGTCCTGAGAACCCTCAACGACCATGTTGGCCTTGCTGAAGGAAATGTTTTCTCTAAGGTGTAACATTCACTAATTTCCTATTATACTGGTGATTTCTTGTTGCCTGCCTTGTCGGACTTCTCTGGAGCAGGTGCAGGAGCCATATTTGGCTCAGTTGTACCGCCCATGTCTTTGGCCTTAGGAGCAGGTTTGCCTTTTTCCGGTGTGCTGGACATAGCATGTGCATCTGCTAATTTTTCTTTAGCACCGGCATTCGAAGGAACAGGTGAGTTTTTGTTGCTGGCATGATCCTTGTTGTCTGCCTTGACAGGCTTCAAAGATACTGCTTCGTCAACTTGCTCTTCAGATTCCTCAGCGACTGGCTCAGATTCCATCGGCATTTCCATGTCCATTTCTTCCTCGTCACCCACTACTTCCTCTTCGCCTTCCTCGTCACCCATTGGCATCTCTTCCTCAGGTTTGTCCTGATCTGCCATGAGCTCCTCGAACTCAGCCATTAACTCGTCCAATTTGTCTTCTAGATCAAC